AGCCAGTGAGCGCAGCATCAGCTGGTGGCTCGGCAACTCTAGGGAAAAAACCAATACGGGCTAATCGTTACGAACTGCGGCATTTTCGACGAGATTCATCGCAAACGTGGTCTTCCCCATCGATGGGCGGGCGGCGACAATAATGAGATCGGACGGCTGAAGTCCTGCCGTCTTCTTATTGAGATCGGTAAATCCGGTATCAAGCCCCGTTACACCATCATGCGGTCGCTGAAACAACTCTTCTATGCGAGATACCGTTGCATCGAGAATGCTGGCGATATCTTTTGGACCACTACCGCTCTTTTGTCGTTTTTCAGCTATTTCAAAAACGCGGCGCTCGGCCATATCCAGCAATTCATTGCTGCCCCTGCCATCCTGCACATATCCAGCTTCGGCTATTTCATTTGCGACGGAAATCATTTCACGAACAACCGCGCGTTCACGAACGATATCCGCATAAGCACAAATATTTGCCGCGCTGGGCGTGTTCTTTGACATCTCCGCAAGGTACGCAAAACCACCGGCGCGTTCTAATTTACCGTTCTGTTCAAGTGCTTCAGCAAGTGTTATCAAATCAATCGGTTTGCCATGACTTAATAACCTCTCCATCTCACTGAAAATTTCACGATGAGCACTGGTATAAAAATCATCAGCAACTATACGATCTGCAACTTCATCCCAGCGGCAGTTATCAAGCATTAAGCCACCAAGCACAGCTTGTTCTGCACTAAGGGAATTTGGCATGGATTCAAGAGGGGATGCAGACATTAACACTCCATCCTGGTGTGCTGAATGTCAGATATAATCGGCATACTCAAATCACTCCTAACGATATGAGTCATCACCAGAAAATCAGGATTAATGCGCCGGACTCTTCCCGGCTGTCACACCGAATCGCCAGGATGGTGAATCCCTTTACCCGAAAAACAACAAACGGTGGCTTGCACATTCCGGCTACCTGGTTCGTTGCCTGAGCTAGGGGCAAGGTTCCCCCCTTTTAACGTCACCAGACCGCTAACGACGCATGTGCCAGACGCCGTGTTACAACCAAATGTGGTGGCCCCTACCGGACTTGAACCGGTGACCGTGCGATTATGAGTCGCCAGCTCTAACCACTGAGCTAAAGGGCCGGATTACTGCCAATTTTGCTTACACTTTTATTTCACCGGAACAAACGGAACAGCGGTATTACTGGTCATATACTGCGGTAATGTACCGTTCCATTTGTTGATCGCTTCCAACTCCATAACACCGGGGTTCTGGCGCAGAGCTTCACCACGTAAACGAATGGCATCAGCTTCGGCCTGGGCTTTTGTGCGAATAGCATCAGCCTGTCCGGCAGCTTCCGCGCGCAGCATGTTGGCCTCTGCTTCACGTTGTTTGACCTCTTGCTCGCGTTGCAGGGTTTTTTGGTTTGCCGTAACTTTGGCGTTAATACTGTCAATAACTGTTGGCGGATATTCTGGCTTACCTACATAAGAGAGGCTCATCACCTGAATGCCGATTGGCGTCATTTCTTCCTGAATGTCTTTAAGGGCTGCATCAAGCAATTCAGATTTGCCACCGTCGATAAATTTGTCGGTGGTCATTTTGCTGGCTAACCGGTTCAGAGCATCTGCAACCTTCTGGCGTAGATCGGTATCAGTAATATCATCTACACCTTTGCGATAGGTCTGAAATACCGTTGTGACTTTTGCTGGATCAACCTTGTAGGCTACGCCGATGTGGTAACCAATGGTTGTTCCGTCGCTCATCTGGAAGCTGAACGGCTCATCGTATGTCTTCATTTGCTTAAAGGTCGGGAAGATATAAACTTCAGTATTCAAGCCTGTCCAGTAGCGACCAACACCAACTACTTCACCGATACCTTTATCATCCCCCAGCTTATTTACTTTGATCCCTACGTTACCTGGCTCTACCCGATCGCATCCGGTCAGACATAAAGAACCCAAAATAATCGCTGCACTAATCAACGTTTTTTTCATTAATTAATTTCCTGGTTTTTTCACGAAAAAAGACTACTGCGAAAGCCGGGTAAATGAGCGCGAAAAGGACTCCCAACAATACAAGTATTGTGCTGTTAGATGAGATCATATTTGGCAAAAGCCAAACATACAGAACCAGTGACACAATCAAACAGAGGACGGCATAAATATATAACCGCACCCATAGCGTTCGACATTTGTTCGGATTGTTCTGCATCCTCTCACTCCATTATTTAACGAATAAAAAAGCTGCGGTGCCTGGTGCCTCCAGGTGACGTTAACCAGTTAACAATTAACGCCGGGATGTTTGACTTAACCACTAAGGAGGATTGTTTTAACTGTTCCGCGTGCGCATAGCCGCATTCACCGCAATGGTAAGAGCACTTGGCTGGCTGGGCGGCGATGACGCCTGTACGCATTTGGTGATCCGGTTCTGCTTCCGGCATTCGCTTAATTAGCCAAATACTCTTAACGTTGCACTGGCGGAGAGTAATGGAATCGAACCATCATCGCTTGCGCAATGGGACGGTTTTCAAGACCGTTTGAGCACCATGCTCCCTACTCTCCAGTGATTGTGATGGTCGGTGCTGAACTCCGACACAGGGTTGTAGCAAGCCCCGCAAAGCGCGCACTACTGTAGTTGCGGCACATCAGCCTGTGCATTCACCACAATGTTGAGAACACTGGTTGTCACGCTGCAACGCAACATTTATTCATAGATTGGGATATGACCCCGTTACGCCAGTGTTCTCAACGTTGTAGTTGTTATGCGTATTCTCTTACTAACCGCACACCAATACATTTCCCATCACGTTCATTTGTCTCGAAACGTGAATACTTAAGTTCGCCGTTAATAATCGCTGTTACAACCCGTATCCCGTTAAACGCCCACATATTTCGCTCCATTTACACACATTACCAGTCGCCGGTTACGGTTCCGGCCAGGCCTCTTCCTCAACGGGGTGTTCTCCATACGGACTACCGTTTATTGGTCGTTCCTGCGGTTTATGTTGTGAAGCCAGATGCTTATCTTCTGGTTGCTTCAAAGAGCTGCACTTCATCACAACGGTAAGAGCACTCGATGCATTTAAGCCAAGCCCTATAAGGGAGAATGCCCTTACCTGTTGTGCTGGTGCCGGTTAACGGACTCGAACCGCTGACATCCTGCTTACAAGGCAGGCGCTCTACCAACTGAGCTAAACCGGCATTGGCGATGGTGGATGGATTTGAACCATCGACCCGTTGATTAACAGTCAACCGCTCTAACCGCTGAGCTACACCATCACTTGCCGGGTACGTCTCCGGCGAGGGCTTCCACCTCCGTATGCTTTTCGGCGCACCGCGCCCTGGCTGCAATTCGGTAACAGGGGATGCACAACCCTGGCTTCCAGCGTGATTAGCGCCTTCAGCATGACGGGATACCCCCGTAGTAGGACGTTATCTTCAAATTGCTAAAAGCAATTGCTGTTACGCAGAATGAAAAAGGACGTAACAGGTAAGGACGCTGACCAAAAAGATGACCCCTTCTCGCTCATCTGGTTAATCGAACCAGCGCCCTTACCTGTTGTGCCTCCCCGTTCCCTAATACACAGACGGGGACACTCTGCGGTCGATTTTTTGACGGGGGACGACTCATACCCCGTGGCGTCTGGCTTCTTAGGCCGCTACCATCATCAGATCATCGTTTGCATTTACTTTAATGGTCAGTTTCTAAACCGCCGCAAAGTCGCTAACCATGACGAAAACCCTGAAAAAAACGCCCACCCGAAGATGGGCAAACTGGAAGCTCGTAACGCACTTCGGTGTTGCCACTTAGGCGTATGGTCAACCTGGCAACTCGGCGTCATGATGGGGAAGGAGTCACTACCCCGCCATACTTGCCGCCGCGCCTGTCGCGGCTAACAGCTAAATCGCTCTATAAATCACGATTCATTGAGGTGATATTACACTAATAAATTTATTAGAGCAATATAGCCATAACGTCATGAGCAACACCACGAGTGTCTCCCTTACAAGACACAGAACGTCTGGCAAAGAGAGGTTCCACTCTGAAGCCACTGTCCTGATAAAGTTCTCTGACGTTTGGCGCGCCACTGTTAGTAATGAGTACCTTTGCACCTCGGCGATGAGCATCCGTCAACAGAGACACCAGGCGTTTTTGCTCTTCAAACTTAAAGTCATGACCGGAATAGTTCGTAAACCCCTCTGTATTGGGGAGCGGTTCATACGGCGGATCGCAAAAGATGACATCTCCTTCTCCGGCAGCTTCAATCACTGCTGCAAAATCACCGCATACAAACTCAGACCGCCCTTCCGCACCGAGGAAGGCTTCCATCTCCTGTAATGGGAAATACGGAGTTTTATACTTCCCATAACCGACATTGAACTCACCGGCCTGGTTGTAGCGCGTCAATCCATTAAAACAATGTCGGTTCAGGAACAAAAACGCCGCTGCGCGATGTAAATCATCATAGACTTGTTTGTTAAACGCATTCCGTACTGCCAGGAATCCCTCCTGGGTGTTGTAGTCCAGGAAGAAACGATGTGCCAGAGTGATAAGTGAATGCGCCTCGCGTTGCAGAGTCTTGTAAAAGTTAATCAGGTCAGCATTCACATCATTTAGCAGATTTTCCTGGTATCCGGCATTCATGAAGACAGCTCCGCCACCAACGAAAGGTTCAATCAGGCGCTTCCCTTCTGGCAAATAGTGAAAGATTTGTTCCAGAACACCAAATTTTCCACCAGCCCATTTGAATATGGACCGTTCGAATTCTGCCGCTGGTTTAACTTTTCGCTCTTTTGTTTCACTTCCTTCTTTCTGCCGACATACGGCCTTAGTAATCCGATCTCCAATCCAGCACATTACTGGTATTGCCATACTATTGCCGATCGCTTTGTAACGCGGTCCGTCAGCTGCAAGCATCGCGGCCTCTTCTTCGCTTAAATCTGGATAGTGATTGCGAAGATATGCCAGTTCATCTGAATTAACTTTTTTACGCTTTTCCGTCGGGATCAACGTATGCCCATCAGGAAAACCTTGCAGCCTTTCACATTCGACAGGGGTAAGACGGCGCATTCTACCGTCGCCGAGCAATACAATTGGTGCTTCATGGTTACATGTCAAAGTTGGTGCCGAATTATCGGTTTTTATCTCAGCCCCTCCTTGCCCATGTGCCATGGCAATTATGTTTGTATCATCGCAAGTTCTGATAGCGATGTTTGAAGTATATCTGGTAGTTTCCTTCCCCTCGCCTCTGCTCGGCGCAATATTCCGGCGCACGCCTTCGAACTCAAAAAGTACCGTTGCGGGATCGAGGTCTGTTCGAGCACTTGCGACAACAAACACGCGTCGGCGTCGTTGTGCCACTCCGAAGTATTGGGCATCAAGGATTCTCCAGGCCACTTTTCGCTGCGGTCCATAAATACAACCACACTGCGGCCACTTTGGAGCATGGCAACCGGTTTTGACATCCCACCGCCAGAACGTATTACTTTTTCGTGATTCAGGTCGATCACCAGGTTCGAATGGCGCATCTTCTCCAGCCAATCCGGCAAGGAAACATCCGAACGCGTTATCTGCTGATGACAGGACTCCTGGGACATTTTCCCAGACGATAACTGCTGGTTTGAGGAAGGACTCAGCCCGTTTGTCGTCAATTGCATTTGCAAGCTCCACATACTTCAAAGTTAGCGCGCCGCGCTCATCATCAAGCCCACCACGTAAGCCCGCGATACTGAATGCCTGACAAGGCGTACCCCCGACGAGCATATCAGGGGCTTCAATTTCTCCTGCCTGGACTTTTTGGGCGAGTTTTGTCATGTCGCCAAGGTTGGCGACATGGGGCCAGCGGTGCGCAAGAACGGCAGATGGAAAAGGCTCGATCTCAGCAAACCACGCCGGACGCATACCCAACGGTTCCCAGGCAATGCTCGCGGCTTCAATTCCACTGCAAACAGATCCATAGCACAGCTCTCTCACTGCTTAGCCTCTCCGCCCAGGGCATTTACCAGAGCATCAACCAGGCACGAAATTTCACTGGTTAACAGGAAGAAATCTGCGTCCAGTCGCTGCGCTACATCTTCACTATCAATATCAGAGTTCTGCTCAAGCAATTCATCCGCAAATTTGACGCTGGTAAGGCTGAAGTTATGGTCCAGTGTAAATTTAATGCGGTTCTGCCAGTCGAGTGCCAACTTTGTGACGAGCTTGCCAGCTTCCAGGTGTGTGGAAATTTCATCGCTTCCCAAATCCTGCTTTTTCACTCGGGCGATACCGCCATCCTCAAGCACTGCCTTAAGTTCTGCCGCATCCCCCATTTGAAATCCCTGTGGAGCACGAGCATCACGTACCCAGTCGGTCAGCGTTAATTCAATGGGATTTTCAACACTCAGGGGAACAACAGGAAGAGAACCCAGAGACTTACGCATAAGCGCGAGCATATCCTCTGCCTGCCGCGCGCTGGCATTGATATAGATACGTTTAGTTGAACCGTCGTAGATCGCCTGGATAACAGAAAACTTTGAAAAAGCTCGTGGCAGAAGAGAATGCAGAACTTCGTCTTTCAGGGAGTCCTTCTCTGTTTTCTTCAGTTTACGCGCTTGTTCTTGCTCAAGTTTTTCAATTTTTTCTTGAATAGCTCGCTGGATAACCGGCGGGGGAAGAATTTTTGTTTCGCGCTTTGCTTCAACAAGGATAAAACCATTTCCATGCATAGCGATAACTTCGGAATTATCACCAAATGGAGATACAAAACCGAACTTGGCCATATCCTGACTACCGCATGGCGTGAAAAGGATCATTTTCTTTTTATCTTCTAAGTCGGTCAGATCCGCCTCACGAGAAAGTTTATAAATAGTAATGTTTTTCCAGTGCTTAAACATGTTGTAACCCTTGAATATCAACCACAGAAAGCTCGTCTTTGTAGAAAAAGGCCAGGTTGTGGCCCCCCCTCGTTTGAGCGTATGAGCTGGGACCAATTTCGTTCTTCCAGACAAATGGCTTCAAATCCGTACGGCGAAGCATAAAAACGCGATTTGTTCCGCTCTGATTCCCAATGAGGCAAAAGCCTTCTTTCACCTTGATAGCCTGCAAGTTGTCGAGTTCACCGCTGGTTACACGGCTATCGAACTCTTTGCGGCTTATTAGCTCCATCTGCATCTGACGACTCCAAACAAATGCCCATTGAAGGGCGATGGCTGAATGGTACCGAAAATACGACATAAAAAACAATATTTATTAGAGCAATTTTATAATAGGTAAACGCCATGTAGACCACAAACAACCTGAGTTAAAATAACGAAAATCAGAGCAAATAATTGGTGATGACGTGGCAAGTATTGCAACAAAAGACAGCATTTGTTCGGGGCACGGAGGATTCCCATCCAGGCCTCCTGTAGAGAGTGAACCACTACTTAAAGTCAACGGAGTCGAAGTGTTAGTTGATGGTAAGCAATATGCACAGCATACCGATGGAAACAGTACGCACGGTGGGCAAGCTATATCAACCAGGGCATGGTTTACCGTCAATGGTAAAGGGATCGTATGCGTTGGTGACCCTGTTTCATGCGGATCTACCGTAGCGTCCGGAGACGGCCTGGTTCAGGTAAGTTAGGAGATATCATGCTGGAAAAAGACTACCAGTTATCCGCATATAAAAAATTGGCCGCCGCTGGTGGGATGAAAACACCTGGTGCCATAACATCGGCACGAAACAGTGCTAACACAGCAAAACTGCTTGCAGAAGAATTGACCGGATTAATTCTGGATACAATTGTCTATCCCGACACTATTACCAGTTATGTTTCAACGATCAGAACAACTACAACCGGCTTAACGAACATTGGAGAACTGGCAACTAAGCACGCGGACCTGTTGGCTGGTTATGCAGATCTGTCAATGCTGCTTCAACTCGATATTGGTTGGGATGTTTACTGCCGTGCTAATGAGCGAGAAGTTTCAGAACTGCCGATCTCTATTGCCATTGGTGATGTGAATATTACTAAATCGCTTGAGGACGCTGTTAACGCGCTTAATACATCAAGTTTAGTCGCTGCTATGGGGGAGATTAACCAGACCCTTAACACTGGCTCAGTAAGCTCGTCAGGCTCTGGTTCAGGCGGCGGCACTGCCACTCCCCCACCAACACTAACAGAAGAGCAAATTGAATCTCTGAAAGTAGCAACTGAACAGTTTGGGGTTGTTTTCAACCAGACAACAGCGCCCACAACTGCGTTACAACAGCAGTATGAACGAGCGAATGAAAGCGCCAACGTAGCCATAACTGCTTATAACCATGCTATCGGTACCGCGCTTGCGGAAGCATCAGCAAATAAGGCCAGCACAGCCAGCGCAGTTGCCGCTTTGGTTCCTGATTCTGTTCTTGATGAATTAAACAAAGCGGCACAGTAACAAAGGACTTCATTGATAATTTTTCTTCAGGAGGAAGACATGTCATTCTTTTCTACGTTAAAAACAGCTTTGTCTTTGAAGGAGAAACTTGCTGCTACTGGTGTTCTTGTTCTGATTTGCGCACTTGTTGGTGCTGGGTTTGTATGGGAACGTCATCAGCTAAAGCAAGCCATCGAGAAAATTGGCAGTCTTGATCAGGCTGTTAAGGAACGTGATAAGTCAATAAAGGATCTTAACCAGACCATTGAGACGATGAACAAAGCAGAGCAACATTTTCACAGCCAGGAAGTGAAAAATGAATCAGAACAAGCCAAGTATGCTGACAGGCAAATGGAACGAAAAGCTGAAGTTCAGAAACAACTGGTTGCGGCGGGTAATGTTCGCCAGCGTATTCCTGCTGACACTCAGCGGTTGCTCCGGGAGTCGATCAGCGAATTTAACGCCGACGCCGACAAAGGTTAACCACCCTGCCCCCAAAAGTGCGTTTATGTGCAGGATGCCAGAGTTTAGCAGTGAATATTTTGATGATCTGCCAGCGTATATCCTTGATACAGAAACGATGCTGATGGGGATTAACAGGAAGAATCGCAACGTTAATGATTACAACCGCGCTATCAGCGGTAACTAAAAGGGATTTTTATGTCTGATAAAGTAACAGTAAAGCAAACTATCAACAAAGCGACTTCAATCTACAAAATTGAGCAAATCACTGTTGGCAAGCCAGGATCTGAACAATACCGTCATGCTTTCGAGCTTGCCAATCAGCTTGGTTTAAAACACCCGGATTGCATCGAGCATGTATTTCCGACCTATGCTGATGAGCAATGCACTCATGTTCTTACCGAAGAGGATTTTTTCAGCACTGAAGAACGAGAAGGCGTTGATCGCTGCATTGGTGTGATTTGTTCTTCGGTAAGTGATGAGTTATTCCCTAATGTGCCTGAATATGGTGGTATTGGATACCAGTTCCTGTATGAAGGCGATGAGCTTAAATGCTATGAACATGGTCTTCTTATCGAAAGCGTAGAATAATACCCTTCCTTCCAACCGGCTATGTTGGCCGGTTTTTCACTTATCCACATTATCCACTGGGTAGATCCAATAATTAGGTCCATACAGATCCCAATTAGATCCATATAGATCCCTGATCGTTGCAGGCCGCGCCACGTCTGGTTTAGAAGTGTATCGCGATGTGTGCTGGAGGGAAAACGATGTGTGCTGGAGGGATAAAAATGTGTGCTGACGGGTTGCTAATGTGTGCTGGCGGGATATAGGATGTGTGCTGACGGGAAAGCCTGGGTAGTTATCACCACTTATAAAAACTATCCACACAATTCGGAAAAAGTAATATGAATCAATCATTTATCTCCGATATTCTTTACGCAGACATTGAAAGTAAGGCAAAAGAACTAACAGTTAATTCAAACAACACTGTCCAGCCTGTAGCGTTGATGCGCTTGGGGGTATTCGTTCCGAAGCCATCAAAGAGCAAAGGAGAAAGTAAAGAGATTGATGCCACCAAAGCGTTTTCCCAGCTGGAGATAGCTAAAGCCGAGGGTTACGATGATATTAAAATCACCGGTCCTCGACTCGATATGGATACTGATTTCAAAACGTGGATCGGTGTCATCTACGCGTTCAGCAAATACGGCTTGTCCTCAAACACCATCCAGTTATCGTTTCAGGAATTCGCTAAAGCCTGTGGTTTCCCCTCAAAACGTCTGGATGCGAAACTGCGTTTAACCATTCATGAATCACTTGGACGCTTGCGTAACAAGGGTATCGCTTTTAAGCGCGGAAAAGATGCTAAAGGCGGCTATCAGACTGGTCTGCTGAAGGTCGGGCGTTTTGATGCTGACCTTGATCTGATAGAGCTGGAGGCTGATTCGAAGCTGTGGGAGCTGTTCCAGCTTGATTATCGCGTTCTGTTGCAACACCACGCCTTGCGTGCCCTTCCGAAGAAAGAAGCTGCACAAGCCATTTACACTTTCATCGAAAGCCTTCCGCAGAACCCGTTGCCGCTATCGTTCGCGCGAATCCGTGAGCGCCTGGCTTTGCAGTCAGCTGTTGGCGAGCAAAACCGTATCATTAAGAAAGCGATAGAACAGCTTAAAACAATCGGCTATCTCGACTGTTCAATTGAGAAGAAAGGCCGGGAAAGTTTTGTAATCGTCCATTCTCGCAATCCAAAGCTGAAACTCCCCGAATAAGTGTGTGCTGGAGGGCAGCTGCATTCAAAAAATGTGTGCTGCCGGGAAGGCTTGTCCAATTTCCCGTTTTTGATGTGCGCTGGAGGGGGACGCCCCGCAGTTTGCTCAGACTTTCCCTCCAGCACACATCTGTCCATCCGTTTTTCCCTCCAGTGCACATGTAATTCTCTGTCTTTCCCTCCAGCACACATATTTGATACCAGCGATCCCTCCACAGCACATAATTCAATGCGACTTCCCTCTATCGCACATCTTAGACTTTTATTCTCCCTCCAGCACACATCGAAGCTGCCGGGCAAGCCGTTCTCACCAGTTGATAGAGAGTGAAGCCGGGCTGCCCGTTGAAGCAGGAAATCACCAAAATGATTCAGGCTACAACCTGAACATAGAAGAAATCCGCGTCCTTTATGCGTGGAGGATGCCAAAGCATGTTGTGACACACTTGGCAAAGGAGTAAACATGCAGGGAATGCTATGTACAAGCATCTACGCATACATTATTATTTTATGCAGCATTTTTAATTAAATTCAAAAATACAGCATAAAGGATGACTTTCGATGAGTGATTCCAGCCAGCTTCACAAGGTTGCTCAAAGAGCAAACAGAATGCTCAATGTTCTGACTGAACAAGTACAGTTGCAAAAGGATGAGCTACACGCGAACGAGTTTTACCAGGTCTATGCGAAAGCGGCACTGGCAAAATTGCCTCTACTGACTCGAGCGAACGTTGACTATGCCGTAAGTGAAATGGAAGAAAAGGGTTATGTTTTCGATAAACGTCCTGCTGGCTCTTCAATGAAATATGCGATGTCAATTCAGAACATCATTGACATATATGAACATCGCGGAGTGCCAAAATACCGGGATCGCTACAGCGAAGCGTATGTGATTTTCATCTCCAATCTTAAAGGCGGTGTGTCAAAAACTGTATCGACGGTTTCTCTGGCGCATGCAATGCGTGCCCACCCTCATCTTCTGATGGAAGATTTAAGGATTCTGGTTATTGACCTTGATCCGCAATCTTCAGCAACGATGTTTTTAAGCCATAAACACTCTATTGGTATCGTAAACGCAACATCTGCACAGGCTATGTTGCAGAATGTAAGCCGTGAAGAGCTGTTAGAGGAGTTTATTGTTCCTTCTGTTGTACCTGGGGTTGACGTTATGCCTGCGTCGATTGACGATGCCTTTATTGCATCCGATTGGAGAGAGCTGTGCAATGAGCATCTACCGGGTCAGAACATCCATGCTGTCCTGAAAGAAAATGTGATTGATAAGCTGAAGAGCGATTATGACTTTATCCTCGTTGATAGTGGTCCTCACCTTGACGCCTTCCTGAAAAATGCTTTGGCCTCGGCCAATATACTGTTTACACCTCTGCCGCCAGCAACTGTCGATTTCCACTCATCGCTTAAATACGTTGCCCGCCTTCCTGAGTTGGTGAAACTCATTTCGGATGAAGGCTGCGAGTGCCAGCTTGCGACTAACATTGGTTTTATGTCCAAGTTGAGTAACAAGGCAGATCATAAGTATTGCCATAGCCTGGCTAAAGAAGTGTTCGGTGGGGATATGCTCGATGTCGTCCTCCCTCGCCTTGACGGTTTTGAACGTTGCGGCGAGTCTTTTGACACTGTTATTTCAGCTAACCCGGCAACGTATGTTGGTAGTGCTGATGCATTGAAGAACGCGCGAATTGCCGCGGAAGATTTTGCTAAAGCAGTTTTTGACCGTATTGAATTTATCAGATCTAACTGAGGAGTAAGAAACCCCCATGTCAAAGAAAAACAGACCAACAATTGGGCGAACCCTTAATCCTTCAATATTAAGCGGATTTGATAGTTCTTCAGCCTCTGGCGATCGAGTCGAGCAGGTATTCAAGTTATCAACTGGTCGCCAGGCCACATTTATTGAAGAGGTAATACCTCCGAACCAGGTAGAAAGCGATACCTTTGTTGATCAGCATAACAACGGGCGTGACCAGGCATCTCTTACGCCAAAATCATTAAAAAGTATCCGAAGCACTATTAAGCATCAGCAATTTTACCCTGCAATAGGTGTTAGACGGGCTACAGGGAAAATTGAAATTTTGGATGGTTCCCGGCGTCGAGCTTCTGCCATCTTAGAGAACGTAGGGTTGCGGGTTTTAGTCACGGATCAGGAGATCAGCGTTCAGGAAGCGCAAAATTTAGCGAAAGACGTTCAGACAGCATTGCAGCACAGCATTCGAGAAATAGGTCTGCGTTTGATGCGAATGAAAAATGATGGGATGAGTCAGAAGGATATTGCAGCCAAAGAAGGGCTGTCTCAGGCGAAGGTCACGCGTGCTCTCCAGGCAGCGAGTGCTCCGGAAGAATTAGTCGCCCTTTTCCCTGTGCAGTCGGAATTAACCTTTTCGGACTACAAAACGCTTTGTGCTGTTGGCGACGAAATGGGGAACAAGAATTTAGAGTTTGATCAGCTTATTCAAAACATATCCCCGGAAATAAACGACATCTTATCCATTGAAGAAATGGCCGAAGATGAAGTTAAAAATAAAATCCTGCGCTTGATAACAAAGGAAGCCTCACTACTCACGGATAAAGGTTCTAAAGATAAGTCCGTAGTTACTGAATTATGGAAATTTGAGGACAAGGATCGCTTTGCAAGGAAGCGCGTGAAAGGCCGTGCATTTTCTTATGAGTTTAATCGACTCTCAAAAGAGTTACAGGAAGAACTCGACAGGATGATTGGGCATATCCTTAGAAAGAGCCTCGATAAAAAGCCGAAGCCTTAAACTTTCGCCATTCAAATTTCACCATTAAATTACTGTTTTTAAAGTAAATCCTTCTAAAATTTCAAGGTGAAATCGCCACGATTTCACCTTGGATTTTACCTTTCTCCCCTCCTCCCGAAAAAAATAAAAAAATTTCTTGTCACGAGAAAGTCAACAAGTGACTTTCAATAAAATCTCTTCCGAAAAGGGATTCACACAAGTGCCTTGTGTTTAAGGAAGAGTAAATTGAGTAACTTACGCGAATACCAGAATCGTATTGCAGATATCGCAAAACGCTCTAAAGCTGTGCTTGGCTGGGCAAGCACTGCGCAGTTCGGTACTGATAACCAATTCATTAAAGATGATGCCGCGCGTGCCGCATCTATCCTTGAAGCTGCACGTAAAGACCCGGTTTTTGCGGGTATCTCTGATAATGCCACCGCTCAAATCGCTACAGCGTGGGCAAGTGCACTGGCTGACTACGCCGCAGCACATAAATCTATGCCGCGTCCGGAAATTCTGGCCTCCTGCCACCAGACGCTGGAAAACTGCCTGATTGAGTCCACCCGCAATAGCATGGATGCCACTAATAAAGCGATGCTGGAATCCGTCGCAGCAGAGATGATGAGCGTTTCTGACGGTGTTATGCGTCTGCCTTTATTCCTCGCGATGATCCTGCCTGTTCAGTTGGGGGCAGCTACCGCTGATGCGTGTACCTTCATTCCGGTTACGCGTGACCAGTCCGACATCTATGAAGTCTTTAACGTGGCAGGTTCCTCTTTTGGTTCTTATGCTGCTGGTGATGTTCTGGACATGCAATCCGTCGGTGTGTACAGCCAGTTACGCCGCCGCTATGTGCTGGTGGCAAGCTCCGATGGCACCAGCAAAACCGCAACCTTCAAGATGGAAGACTTCGAAGGCCAGAATGTACCAATCCGAAAAGGTCGCACTAATATCTACGTTAACCGTATTAAGTCTGTTGTTGATAACGGTTCCGGCAGCCTACTTCACTCGTTTACTAATGCTGCTGGTGAGCAAATCACTGTTACCTGCTCTCTGAACTACAACATTGGTCAGATTGCCCTGTCGTTCTCCAAAGCGCCGGATAAAGGCACTGAGATCGCAATTGAGACGGAAATCAATATTGAAGCCGCTCCTGAGCTGATCCCGCTGATCAACCACGAAATGAAGAAATACACCCTGTTCCCAAGCCAGTTCGTTATCGCGGCTGAGCACACGGTACAGGCGGCGTATGAAGCACAGCGAGAATTTGGTCTGGACCTGGGTTCCCTACAGTTCCGCACCCTGAAGGAATACCTGTCTCATGAACAGGATATGCTGCGTCTTCGCATCATGATCTGGCGTACTCTTGCGACCGACACCTTTGACATCGCTCTGCCGGTTAACCAGTCCTTTGATGTATGGGCAACCATCATTCGTGGCAAATTCCAGACTGTATATCGCGACATTATTGAGCGCGTTAAATCTTCTGGTGCGATGGGGATGTTTGCTGGTGCTGATGCAGCATCTTTCTTCAAACAGTTGCCGAAGGATTTCTTCCAGCCAGCCGAAGACTATATCCAGACTCCGTATGTTCACTACATCGGTACCCTGTTCGGTAACGTGAAAGTGTACGAAGTACCTGCTGGTATTTGTAAGAACTTAACGACAGAGAACATTCAGTTCAGCTCGATGGATGTGCTGTGCTACGTCCGTGATGAAAATCCGGGTAAAGCAGGCTTCGTGACTGGTGATGCTGTCCCGGCCATCCCGTTCCAGCATCCGACCACTCCGGCGCTGGTCAACCGTACCACGCTGTGGGGTTCGGCTATCAACGATATGCACCCACGCAACGGCGCTGATTACTTCACTCGTGTAACGCTGACAATGGCCAAAAAAGGCGGGCTTAACTTCATAAGCGGCGACACGATTGATGCCGGTGACTCTGAGTAATCAGGGGAAGTTCTCCGTTTAACATAGCGCCCCCGTGCGGGGCGCATAACAGGGAAAGTTATGTCTCAATATTCAATTCAACAGTCATTAGGTAATGCATCCGGCGTCGCTGTTAGCCCGATCAATGCCGATGCGACGTTATCTACCGGTGTTGCATTAAATAGCAGCTTGTGGGCTGGTATTGGCGTATTTGCGCGTGGCAAGCCGTTTACTGTTCTTGCGGTTACTGAGTCCAATTACGAAGATGTTCTCGGCGAACCGCTGAAGCCGTCTTCCGGCTCACAGTTCGAACCAATTCGCCATGTGTACGAAGCTATTCAGCAAACGTCTGGTTATGTTGTCCGTGCTGTTCCGGATGATGCGAAGTTCCCGATTATTATGTTCGATGAATCAGGCGAACCGGCTTACAGTGCGTTGCCATACGGTTCTGAAATTGAACTTGATAGCGGCGAAGCCTTTGCTATCTACGTTGATGATGGTGATCCGTGTATTTCACCTACCCGTGAGTTAACCATCGAAACGGCAACAGCGGACAGCGCGGGTAATGAACGCTTCCTCTTAAAACTGACCCAGACGACTTCGCTCGGTGTGGTAACGACCCTGGAGACACACACTGTGTCTTTGGCGGAAGAAGCGAAAGATGACATGGGCCGCTTGTGTTATCTGCCTACGGCTCTGGAAGCCCGTTCTAAATATCTGCGCGCGGTTGTTAATGAAGATCTGATTTCTACAGCGAAAGTAACAAACAAAAAATCGTTGGCGTTCACTGGTGGTACCAACGGTGATCAGTCGAAAATCTCAACCGCTGCGTACCTGCGTGCGGTGAAAGTGCTGAACAATGCGCCGTACATGTACACCGCTGTTCTTGGCTTGGGCTGCTATGACAATGCGGCTATCACCGCATTAGGTAAAATCTGTGCAGATCGCCTGATTGATGGCTTCTTTGATGTCAAACCGACATTGACGTACACGGAAGCGATCTCTGCTGTTGAAGATACCGGTTTACTTGGTACCGATTATGTAAGCTGTGCTGTCTATCACTTCCCGTTCTCCTGCAAAGACAAATGGACCCAATCCCGTGTGGTCTTCGGTCTGTCTGGCTCGGCGTATGCGGCGAAAGCTCGTGGCGTCAAGAAAAACTCTGATGTCGGCGGTTGGCATTACTCACCGGCTGGTGAAGAACGTGCCGTCATTGCTCGAGCGTCAATTCAACCGCTGTATCCGGAAGATACCCCGGACGAAGAAGCAATGGTCAAGGGCCGTCTCAATAAAGTATCTGTTGGCACCTCTGGCCAGATGATCATCGACGATGCTTTAACTTGCTGCACGCAGGATAACTATCTGCACTTCCAGCACGTCCCATCCCTGATGAATGCAATCAGCCGTTTCTTTGTCCAGTTAGCCCGACAGATGAAGCATAGCCCGGACGGTATTACTGCGGCTGGTCTGACTAAAGGGATGACCAAACTTTTAGATCGCTTTGTCGCCTCCGGCGCTCTGGTGGCTCCTCGTGATCCTGATGCTGACGGTACAGAACCGTATGTGCTGAAAGTTACGCAGGCGGAATTCGATAAATGGGAAGCAGTCTGGGCCTGCTGCCCGACTGGCGTAGCCCGTCGTATCCAGGGCGTACCGCTGCTTATTAAGTAAGGGAATACAATGAGCAAAAACTTTTTTCAATCCGGGGCATTTTTGGGGAATGGACTGTCCCGTTTCGCTTTGAACTCTGATCCTGTGCAGCTGATGGAGTCTGCCCGAGCAAGCGCCGAACCGCCAACAGATCCGGTTATTAATAATAATCCGGAACCGGCGGCACAGACTAACGATAACGTTCCATCTGATCCGGCTCCTGAGCAAATCCTGGAAGAGAAAGACGGTAAAGAATGGACCGTTGAACAGGCGCACCAGATGATTCTGGAAGCTGCAAATCGAAGTGCGATGCAGAATGCGTTGAGTGATGCGGCCGATGCCGTTTTCGCCTGGGCTGATAGCGGTGATCTGACTTTCGACTCCCTTGATGGTTTCGTTCAGGCTATCGCTGGTATCTCTGATGACGACGACTCCGAAGTTACAGAAGAACAGGACGATGCCTATAACGAAGCATGGGCAAATGTTGCTGACTTCCTCGCAGCATGCGGTGTAGATGATGACATGATCGAAGCACTGGCTGACGATGAAGACGACGACGCTGCTGCTGATGTTGGTGCCTCTATCGCTGGTTTAGATAGCGACGACCGCGACGAACTGGAAGCGGCGTTTGTTGTTGCTGGCACTTCTGATGAAATGCTGACTGAAGCATTTAAGAAGGTTGTTCGTAACGGTGAGATCAAACTCATCCGTAAACGCCTGCGGAAAAAACGTCTGACTGCGGCTCAAAAATCGGCGCTGAAAAAAGCGCGTCGAAAAGCCCAGACCGGCGCGGCAAAACTTGCCCGCAAAAAGTCAATGAAACTGCGCCGTAAGCGCCTTGGCTAAAGGAGGAGGCCGGAGAACTCCGGCCTTTAACTTGAATGGCACCTATACCTTATGGGGTTTACAGCCAGGCTGATGGTGTATCGCCATTTCTGAAAGTTACTTTAACGAACTCTCAGTACCAGGTTACCGGATATATCAGCCAGGGGGCAGCAATGAACATGGCCCAGAATTGGGAAGCGCCGTTTACCGGTATGTCCATGGGGTCTGTTGCTGGTGCCTTCAGTGGTTTTGCGCAGGTTGGTACTGAAACAACGTCGGTGGCCCGTTGGAACAGCTTAATGGTTTGGGAGGGGGGAACACCGCCAACTTTCACGCTGCCAGTAACTTTCATCGCTTTGTTTGATCCATTCACGGAGGTTTCAGGAGCTATCGCCGCATTGTCAGCGATGATTAGCCCGGAACTTAAAGATGCCAGTATTGGAGGTCGAATCCCGGAGCGTGTGACGCTAAACATTGGTCGCCGGATCAACATCATTGATGTCGCTATCCAGGACATAAGTTTCGATCTCGATGCGCCCAGGGACAGCAATGGGCATTTCCTGAAAAACACCGTCAACCTCCAGTTGACCGGTTCTTCGATATATAACAGCTCCGATATTGTTCGGGCGTTCCAGTAAAAGGATTTTATATGGGGCACAATAACACTAAGGGAAACCGTAAATTTATTAAGGGCCGCTATACTGCCAACGCGGCCAAAGGCGAACGACTGGTATCTTCTGAATTCCAGCTCACTTTTGCAGGCCATGAAGATATCAGCGTACTGGTTCGCACGTCGCAAATTCCTGAAATGACCCGCGAGGATGTGGAGGACTATGGTCCGAATGGTGTGAAGTTCAACCAGCACGGTCCAATTCGAAACTCTGGGGAAATCCAGGTCCAGTGCGTGGAGACTATCGAAGGCGATATTCTTCAGTTCATTAAAGATCGCATTGCGGCGAAGGACTATGTTGATATCACGATGGCTGCTACCCCTGAATCCAAATCTTCCGGGGTTAACGCTGTGACAAAAGCTGCTACAACAATTGAAATGTTGGACTGCAAAATCTACAGTGATGCAATCGACTTTAGTACCGAAGATGTGACTGCCGCTGTGCGCCCGTCACTTCGTATCGTCTACAACTGGATTGAGTGGGATTAAGAGTCATCCCTTGTATTTTAAAGCTCCTGCGGGAGCTTTTTTTATAACTATTTTATATAAACATGCATCGATAACATTGTCTGGAGTTTTATGTTAGATTATTAATGTTCTAATAAACTACAATTATTGAGGTAGATGTTTGTGCCTGTACTGTTAAAGGGGGACTCTAAAATGGCTGTGATTCCAATGTCGTACTCCCCGGGTACTGTCGCTCGTCGATTTTCGATCCTGGACGGAGTTACCATCCAGGGTGTGCTTTACCAGGTTATATGGGATTCCAAAACCCCATTTGCAGCTGTAATAGAGGCTGCGCCTTCTGTTATCGATGGTGATATGCGCCATAAGGTTGTCGCTACTCTTGAACTTCAACGTCGCCCGCAGCTTGAAGGCGTACTGGTAAGGAAGTTCTGGGAGGATAGCGATGTTGCCCAGATTGAAGGTATCGTGGTTGATGGAACCGTCCGTGATGTCGGTTTAGCTACTTTTGTTTACGAAACCGTAGCCTCAAAAGCTGGTGTTGTTTTGCTTAGTGATAATGAGCAATACGAAGGTGGAAAAGCTCTTTGGCAACACATCGCCCGTCGCTCTTCCGAGCTAAAAGTGTTTATCCTCGACACCGATGCCGCTCAGTATTACCCGTTTGACGGCGAACGTGTTTGCTATGACGGGGTAAGTATTCCTGAATCTGAGATATGGAGTGAACACCCAGATCGAAGTAAGCATGGGGTTGTTCTTGTCGCTGAATCCATAACTGGAAAGGCGGCATAGCAGTAAAATTCCTTGCTCCTTAAAAGGGGAGAGGGTTAATCTAGATATGCTAAGCATGGATATGGCCTCAGATTAATGTTAAGCGTCTTGCAGGACGCGTAATGTTATCTGGGGCTTTCTTCTGTTATTTGTTTGAGTGCTAGGCAGCAAAGAGAGCTAGCATTCATCAGGCAAATCTATCAATAAATAGCGTTAGTTTTTGTTGTGTGTATGTTTCTTTATTGTTATTGTGTTGTTTGTTTTTTGGACAACGCAATTCCTATAATCTATAGAATAAAGGAAGTATATATGGCTGATGTACGCATTACTTGCATTACCCTCTCCGGCTCGCAATCAATCCATGAGCATATTACTCATGTGGGAAGTCCTCAATTTAATACTAGCAATGGGAAATGGACTGTTGAGCAGGTAATTAATGCTATTGATAATAATCTCCATACATTCTATGTAACAGATAATGCAGGTAATCGTGTAGAAGTTGGGGTTGTTAATCCTGGTAATGGTGGAAGGCAGTTTATTAGAACGTATGCAGACAATCGATGGAATAATAATTTACTATCGCTACCAGTCTGTTAATGTAATTTTATAAAAAAGGCTGCAACCTCTGTTGCAGCCTTTTTTTAGCCATTATGAGTGAGATAAGCCACTATAAACTCTGAACAAGACGTTCGATTGCTGCACCATATCTTTCTAATGGTTCATTATTGATTTGTGGCTCAGTATCATGGATCTGATATCTGCCTGGTTTTATATCAAATAGAGGTCTTCCTAGATGGGAAGATACTATAGCTACGGAATGGTTATCTGGCACAGTAAACGTTTTTAAATTTCCGCCTTGGAACGCTGTTGGTTTATTCGTCCGCAGATTTTCAGCTCTATCCCTGATTTCGTCGAACATTGCCGAAAACGCTTTACTTGCTCGTTTGTCATACTCTGTCGAACGATTAAAAACTAGAGAATGAATGACAGGAACCGCTAGACCAAACTGTTGACACCGATCGTAAAAGTTAACAGAACGATAATCGTTTTGTACTCCAACGCCATAAACCAACTGGCTTAGGTTATCCACTGCTCGAGCCGAAGAACCATCACTTGAGCAAGGTATTATAATTGCATTTGCTGCTATCAGTGATAGTTCGGTATAGGCAGAGAAACTGGGGTTGCAATCAATAAAGCAAATGGTTTCTTCGATACCTTGTTGTTGTGCACATGCAACAAGCAAATCTCGTAGCCACAGGTGGATGCTTTTCCATGAGTCAACTGGTAAGTTTACGCTGCTTAACTGATTGATTACTTGCGCCTGAACTTCCAGGCTTGGGTCGCCTGCAATCAAAAATACATTGTCAGGGACATGCCCGTTAATTTCAGAGACATGAATTAAGAAACTTGTTTCTGAACCGGTAAGCATGTGGGGGCTGCGAGTTCTTCTGTCAAAGTACCCACCGACAGTTTTTCGTTGTTGAATTAAGCTCGCGAGGTTAGCAGCACCAGTACCGTTACCGCCGAGCAATATTTCAGATAAGTTAGCCTGCGGGCACATATCTGCAAAAATAATACGCTTTTCTGGATTTTGCCTTGCGTATTCACAGGCCATAGCGAAAGATAAGTAGGTCTTTCCTACGCCACCTTTATTATTCCAAATAGCATACGATTTCATGGTATCCCCGGCGTTATCTGCTGTTTGTGTGCCAGCATAAGTCATTATGCATCTCCATTACTATCCATGAATTAAGTCAAAAAATATGTAAAAGTAGCAATGTATCACTCTTTTACTCATTATAAACGTTACAAGTTGTGATGGTTAGCTGTGTTTTTATCAGTACAAGTTTTGATCTGGCTTTGGGTTTTTATATATGGATATGTCTCAACGATGCCCTGCAAAAAGTGATCGCTAACTGTAAAAATCAGATTGCATCTCCGACCTCAAACTGAAAATGCCAGGTGACTCCAGATTAGAGCAATCTATCACCCTCTGAATCCTGCCGGTATACCCCATTTTTCGTTATCTTTATTTTTGGCTAAAACCGCATTAAGAGCTTCGTTTACCGTCATGCAATGCGGCAGATTATCGAAGTTTGATATCCCGCTAATATCAGGAGAACGCTTGTTCTTCAGGTAAGTATATTTCCGCGCTGCCGCCTCTACTTTCTGCTTGAACTCATGTTTTTGAGCGCGTTTTTTGGATAACCGCAGATTGTCAGCCTTTGCTTTTGCCTCAGCGATCCATGAAGTCAATTTTTTGAGTCTGGTCGTTCCGGCACCGCCGGAAACTGATCTTTTTGTTTTTTTAATTTGTGACTTCTTATTCTTTATTGCCACGTCATCCTGACAGGGGGAGGGGGTATCATTTTGACATGGGGGTGTGGATAAAAAATCAAATAAAGCCAATGTCTTAGCGAGAACAGCTTTAACCTTGGTTGCGGCTGAAGAGATCTTTAATTTGCTTTCAATCAGCGCATTTTTGGCTTGTTGTGCGAAGGCCAAAAAGGATGGTGTAAACCGGTACAGGTTAGCGCGACGTTCACGGTGATCGCCGATAACAATCTCTACAGACAGGATTCCTTTGTTTACAGCTTCACGGAATGCACGAACGACGGTTGATTGGCTATAACCAGTTTCTGCCGCGATCAGGCGGTGAGGCTTGTGAATGAAGTATTCACTGGTTGTTGCCGCGAGATTTGCACATTGCGACAGGATATGCCCGGCGCTACGGGATAGACCGGAGTGTGTTACAAAGCAGGCCAATTCATAGCCAGAAAAAGTAAAATCGCTCATCGTTATACAGCTCAGGAAAGTGACTTTAGCCAGCATTACAATGCTGGTGGTTCTTACTACGTCTGTTAGCGCGTTGCCGCGACAGGTACCAGCACACCAGCATCAAGCAATCGCTTCATCAGCCACTGCTGACCTTTGCCGGTTATACGAGTCGTGAAAGAAATCCTGCTTCCATTGCTTGTATCGATCACGGTTTCTTTAAGGGTGAAATACCCACGGGATATGTATTCTTGTTTGGGGACGTTCCTGCGTTCACCGGTTGCGATCAGAATTCCGTTATCACGCAACCAGGTGAAGAGATAGTTTTGGCCCAGGCCGAGCACTTTGGCATAGTTGCCGATTAGAACCCCGCTGGCGGTAGCAACGCGTTCGGCGAATTCGACTTTAGGTGCATCCATCAGCATTTTTTGCTCCAGCCGTTGCTTTTGCTCTGCCAGGTCGGCAGCCAAACGGAGAGCTTCTGGGAGGCTCTTCGGAATAGCAGGTTGTAATCTTCCAGCTCGATAGTCGATAAATGTCTGGTTTACCTTCAGCCGAAACGCGGGAGAAATCCAACCAGCGTACTCCACTGCGAGCAATTCATGGGCAAAAGTGCCGCCGCCACGGCCTTCGAACGAAACTATGCAATTCTGCATAGTTTCTTTTTCAAGCTCTTCGATGAGCTGTTTAGCTGACAGCGTTCTTAGCCATTGAGCTGGCGCTTTATGGGCACCGAGTCCGCTCGCTCTGTGTAGAGCATTAAGGTTGTAACGGCCAGCGCGGTCGGTCGTAATTTCAACACCACAAATAACGGGCAGAGTGGTTGAAGGATCGACATTTTGATGAAGGTTTGATATATTCATATCCGCATTGAATGTTTGTTGCATTTTTTCTCCAAATTTGCATCAACCTTCAATCACCAGCTCGAAATGGTGATTCTTTGCACTTAGAAAACGAAATTTATTAGAGCAAATTTTTCTGACCCGATCCAGATCGGGTTGGACGATCTGCTCAGAAACCTGCCAGTTTGCTGGCAGGTTTTTTTCTTTTGTTAACCTATTGCTACTGGTTTTAACAAACCAGCATCAAGTAGCTTGCGAGTTAACCACTGCTGGCCTTTACCCGTTAATTGGGGCGTCAGCCGTATCTGGTAGCCATTTTCATCATCCAGCACCACTTCTTTCACCGTGAAATACCCGGCGTTGATGTACTGTTGGCGCGGTACGTTTTTGCGCGCACCAAAAGCCATGAGAATGCCGTTCTGGCGCAACCATGAGAAAAGGGCGTTTTGCTTAAGTCCAACGACCTTTGCAAAGTTCCCGATCAGGATTCCATTGGCCACTGATACCCGGTCGGCAAAATCGACTTTAGGGGCTGCGGCCACCAGCTGTTGTTCCAGCTGCATTTTCTGTTCTGCCAACTCGGCAGCCAGGCGTAGAGCTTCTGGTAATGTTTGGGGGATCGATGGGGCAGGGGAGTTTGCCTGCTGCAATTCTTCCAGTTTGTCGATCAGCAAACGGCGGACGGCTTTTGATTCGCGTGCGGCGACTCGCAGGGCTTGTTTGTAGGTCATGGTTATGACAACCATAGGCGTACCGCCACCTGGCGGCACGGTTGCACTTTTTGTGTAACCGTCCTCACCTTCTAATTCGTCGAGTATTTTTTCGATGAATTTGTTGTTCCGAACCTCTGGTTCCCCACATAACTTACGCGCTTCATTGACCATCTTTAACAGTGTCAGGCTGTCGATTGTGTCTCCGGTGTTGGGGATGATATTCACGGCTGGTGCTGGCGTAGCTGACGTAACAGGTGCTGTTTTTTCAACATTCAAATTATTACCGGTCATTCTATGTGCCTCCTTTCTCATTTCTGCTGCCACTGTTGCGTAACGTAGACGTCCTTGTTCAATCAAATAATCCCTGATCTCGGCTATCAGTAGCTTGTTGATCACAGCCTTATCTGTTCGGGTATAAAAACGTCTGGTTATCATGAAATAGTTGGCAATTGCGCCGGGGATCTCCCGTGTCGGCATACAGGCAGTATGCAGGGCGATCGCTTCGGCTATGTCATTACGGGTGACGAGAGGTTTTTTCATAAACCCCCCTGAACGTCGGCAGAGAAGGGGAGGCTCCAGTAACTAAGTGAATTGCGCGAGTTAGTTGAAAAACGGGCAGTAAAAATGCAGGGGCCGTCAGGCAATTGAGAGCGTGCTTCGTCTTCTGTTGCTGCGATAACGAAGTGATAGTGGTGTTTTTTACAGGAATAGAAACGCCAGATGAATTCTTGGCGTGCGCAAGGATTGGCATTAACCATAGTTACGGCCTCACAATCAGGTTTAACAACCTGCTACCCGCTGTCAAACAGGTGGCAGGACGTGACAGGGTTGACAGACTGGCGATTGTGAAACCAGCAGGCCGAAGCCTCCCCATCACGCCCCACCATAATTTGGGCGTAACGCGGTTTAACGGACACAAAAATACCGCAATATCGGAAATCTGCGGTTGTCCGCACAATCATTCAGGCTGTCAAACCTGGTCGCAGAATTTGCTACGACGGCGGAACTATAAGCCTGAACGATTAAAAGGTCAATATGATGCGAAAAGATAGCATTCGTGACTTAAAAATACAAATTTATTAGAGCATTGTTTGTTTAATAAATGCACAATTGGATCTAATAACCTCTTTTTTTTAAAGGCGAAAATATGTACCCTAAATGAGTTATAAGGCAGGTGAGGTTATAATGAGAAAACTATTACTACCGTTATTATTTATGGCTGGGACTGTTAATGCAGCATCAAGCGTAAAGGAGATTTGTACCGATTATACGAAATACCTTGGGCACGTTTACGGATTTGCTGTCAGTGAAGACGAATCCATGCGCAAGAAGTTACTGTCAGATATGAAGCGCCTTAAACTTTCTGAAGCGATGGTGCAGCAGGAACTGTATAAAGTCTCAACCAACGCAAATGCTAAATACCAATATTCTCGCCTATTAAACCCCGATGCAAATGAGATCAATCGAAGCACTTTCGATTATATGGTAAAGGCATGCGAAACCGCTCCTGATTTTGCTATCCCTAGCTGGGGTGTGCTGGTGGCGAGCAATGCCGTTAATAAAGAAGATGTTGGAAGAAATGGCATTGACTCAATCAGAAATGCCCCAGGAATGCGCCATCAAAACGTGCAGGGTACGCTTGAAGAACGAGCCAGGGGGCCGGGTGTAGCTCCATAATTTAATGAATAATATTAAATTCTCTGGGCATAGTGGATCTAACAATATGGACTATGCCTATAATATCTAAAACAAAAAGGATAAAAATATGAAATTATATAAGTCATTGTATAGCTTTTTATTAATGTCCTCTTTTCTGCCATTATCAGCAATGGCAGGTTCTACCGTTTGGACGGTAGGAGGTGAGCAAGGGTGGAGAGAAATCTCTGCAACCAATGACGATGGTTATACAATTAACTTTTCTTGTGATGCTGGAGCAAGGGAAGGTTCCGAAGATCATATAGCTGGAAGAAATTTGTATGTAAGTGGAGGGAAAGAGAATGCTGATTTTTCTACACGCGACACAATTTCTCGTAAAGCTGATGTAATTACCTTAATTGTTGGTCCGGATAGCTTTAATATTGGTACGCAAAACACTGCTCCAAATCGTAGGGAATGGTATTCTTTTTGGAAGTCAGCGTCAGCCACAAAAGAAAAAAACATGGATGTATATATCGGATCGCGTCGAATTACATCATTCTCTCTTGATGGAATTTCAAGTATTTACAAGGAAGCTAAAAATGATGGATGTTTAAAGCAAGATGACGGTGAATAAAGTGAAGGATATTAAAAAACTTGCACTTGGCTCAGTAAGCGATCTCTATAATAGAGATTCAAATATTACCTGGCGTGATAATTTAAGTAAAATCAAAATGCCAGGATATACATCGGCAAGTGATTTATTAAAATCAGAATATGCTTCTAATAATTTGGTTAGACAGTTGGCAGAACTGCAAAAAAACGCAATCATTCCATCGTATAGAGAACATATGGCAAACTTGCAAGAACAGTTAAGAATAGGGCGGCTAGCTCAAGAACAAATAGCAAGATTGAATTTGCAATCGTTACTTAGTGATTCTGTTAAAAAACAGCTTGCGAACATGACGAGCTTGAGAAGAATAAATAGCAAGCATCGTGAATTTCTTGAAATTCTACAGAAACAGGCCAAGGTTTATCCCCCGCATGATGCAAATAAATACATTCAAATGCTAAGGAAGCAGGCAGAAATTGCTATGCCGTTACGAAACCAGTTCGAGATGCTTAATAAGCAAGCTGGTTTAAATAACATGCAAGCAATACTTAATGAATTGCGACAAAATGTAAGTCATAAGATAGATTTAAACAATGAAATAAAAGAATCATTAAAACAATATACCCTAGCGCAAAAGGCTTCATTACATCAAATAATGGAGCAAAGTCTTTCATCAATTGCACAGGCTTATGTCGAAGGTGCTATTGAAACATCTCACAACGAAAGTGATGTTCAAGACAAAGGATTAAATAAATCCAGTTCGACGTTCATTGATTCATTTAAGTCGCTCCCTCACCCGCTTCAGTTTATTATTATGTGGCTTTTAACAGAAGTGGTGCTTGGCGCTATTGCTGATTATGCAAAAGAACAAATCTTATCGCAAATACACAAGACAGAATCATATTCTGTATCCCTATATGAGGATGCACCAATATCAAAACAAAAATTAATTAAAGAAAACACAGAAATTAAGTGGGAAGATCTCAATGGTTTTAGGTTTATAACTGGTGATAACGTAAGATTACATGTCAGTCCTTCTTTAAATAGTGAAGTGATTGAATGCATTGGCAAAAACACAATTGTTGCTATTTTAGATAAGAAAGATCGTCAATGGCTTTACGTGCAGGTTAAATCAGGGGATGAGTTTATTACTGGTTGGATTACACGAACATACACAAAGCCTCTTAAGGCTTGAATTTTATCTCCGCATCTTCGGATTGGGTGTTGATGACGATGTGCTACTTGAAGCACTTGAGTTGTTTTAACGTAGTATCTGAAATGTGTAGACTGACCGGTAACAAATGACAACTCGTAGAATCGGTTAACACACCAGATTCTACGAGGTTTCAATGACACCACGACAATTACTCGAAGACGTCAAATCCCGCTTCACACCTTTGATTGCGGATGAACCTGCTTTACTGGAATCCCTGCTAAGAAAAGCATTGGGAACCTACCAGGATAGGGCGGGGCACATCAAGCGGATACGCTTCACTGATCAGACCTGTAAATCACTTGCTTGCCCAGCTGATTTTCTTGCGCTCGTATCGGTTACAGATCACACCGGCGATCTTGTCTACTCCGATGTTTACGATGGGAATATCGAGCTTGAAGATACTCATCGAGCGGTATACCCGCTGAATGTGTCATATCTGGCTAATTTACGTGATATGGATCTGGATAATGGGGAAGTGCCACCTGAAATCATTGGGTTACTTTCTGACTATCTGGAAGTGTTAATCGCGATACCTAACACTGATCGCCTGCGAAGAATATCTATCGCGGGGAAACTCGATGCCAGCAATTTATCCGACGAGAACACGCTGTATCAGCGGAAGCTGGATCTGGAAGAGAAAATGAGCGCAACAAGGGCAATTATCCCGGGTATTGTTCTTTTCTCATCCATGTTGAAGTGAGGTCGTTGATATGGGACTTAATGTTGCATCAGTAAAGTCTTATGTATCTTCGGCATTAACGACGACATTATTTGGCTCCGGCGTTGGTGAGCGGGAAGTTGGTAAGCTGACGTCAATCATCATGAACAAAATGCTGTTCGCGCAAGGATGGCAGTTCTCTGTCGAAGTTGATGGACTGGAGGGGGCAGACTTCTTTGCCAAAGATATTACCTACCACGATTACAGCATCGAATATGAAACGATTAAAATCGGCGGAGGGAATATCCTTCAACCAACGGAGCGTTCGCCTGGGCAGATAACAATGATGGTCAGGGATACCGTTGATGGCCTCGTTTTGGACTGGTTTAAGACGGCAAAAAGTCGGGTGATCAATCCGGACGGTACCGGGAATATACCGTCTAAATATTTGCTCAATGTGCGTATTTATCGGTTACTGTCTTCCGGTTTAACCAAACTGGAAAATGAGATGACGGTATTCCCGGTCACTACCGGCGATGTCACCTATGCGCGAGATCAGGTTACTGAATTTAAGTCATTCCCAATGACCTTCGCATTGCACAGCACGTTTAACCAATCCTCAAGTTCTTTGGCTTCCCTTCTGGGCTTTAGCTTTTCTCTTTGAATTAAGGAGCAAGGATGCTTTTACCTCTTTTCCCGCTACCATCGCGGCCAACTGAATTGATCCAGTTCCGTCAGCCAAATATTGCTGATGCGATGCGTTTCAACTCGATAACACCGGAGGAACAAGAACAACAGACAACGGCGTATTTAAAAGCCTTGCTGGCTGAACCCGCGAAACATGATCCCCTGACATGGACGGCGCAGGACCGGATTACCGCGTTATGGTGGATATTTACCGGCTCCCGTGAAACACCGGTCGAGACATTCACCTACACCTGTAAACATTGTGGTAAAGAGCATTATTACGATTGTGATATGAATGCTCTGGCTGAAGATATCCAGGTACTGGAAGTGGAACCTTTCATTGACGATATTGAGGTGTCTGTAGAGGGAGTACCTTATCAATGGCGTATCGTGCCGCTTGATGGTTGGGCAATGGAAATGCTGGAGATGCGCCGTGCAGCATTGCCACCTGAAGACGACGCGGAATTCAAAGAAGCGATCGTTGATTTGCGTTTTTGGGAATTCGCTTATCAGTGTGAGCTTTATAACGATGTTAGCGGTACTCGTGAAGATCAGGCTGAGCGTCGTTATGAAACGATTAAACGGATGGCCATTGATACTGAATTTATGAAGCTGGCGGCACACATCCGACTGGCTCATGAAAAGCTCGAACATGGTTTACCGTGCTACATCGATAAAGGTGAAATGCGTCTTCGTCTCCCGCCGCATAAATGCCCAAACCAGGATAAAAAGGAGTCCACAGAGGGTGCGTATACCCGTCTGTGGGTGCCCTTTCGGGCTACCGACTTCATTCCACAGGTGGGGATTGAAAAGCTATCAGACCTTAGTGTCCAACCTGGTTTTGTATGGGGGTATACCGATTCAGGACGCTGAAAGGCTCACTGAATCCTATGCGTTTTTCCTGTTGGAGAAACTGGAAGAAAAACTTAAACCGAAACGGTAGGCGATAAGATCATGGAAAGAAAAAACGCCAACATTGACGATGTTATAAGGACAGTTGAAACCGCCAGCGCAAAAGAGCTGGAAGAGCTTGCTGGTATCCGGGAAGCTGTTGAAGATTTGAAAGGTGGGCGAGTTGCTACTGTTGATCCTGTCTCTCGCAGCGTGTCGGCATTAAATCACACAATCGAAAATTCCCGGCCTGACTTTGTGGCCAAAGCGCCATCAGTAGACCCTATTGTTGACGCAATGAAACGGCTTAATTTAGGGGACGTTTCTCGTGTAGTTCAGGAAGATGTTGCTCAACAGGAACAGCGGGCCAAATCAACCACACCAAATGGTAAAAAACGACGCAGGAAGGCTATACCAGAGGATGTAAAGGCGCAACGGACCGAAGCAGCCGAACACGCTCGCGAAATGTTCGGTCAAAAAGGCGGTGCGCAAAAAAGCCAAAACCAACGCGATGCGCGTGGTCGTTTTATTGGAAAGTCAGGGAGTAAGGCCGCAGCGGAAGATGCCCGTGCTGAACGAGCAGAAAAGGCCAAGCGAAAAGAGGATGATGAGCGTCTAAATGCTGAATCAGGTTTATTAAAAAAACTGTCAAAAGTAGCTGAAGGCATAGGTAACCCTTCAGAGACTCGTGCCGTCGATGCGTTAGGTTATGCCGTTGCTGGTCCATTGTGGGCCGCAGGGAAGGAGCTTGGCGGGATATCAAAAGAAGTTGGTGGATCGCTTAATGGTGCCAGAAAGTCTATTGCCGATGTGATTCGTGGCAATGACGATAACAGCCGTAGAAAAGGTTTTTTTAGGCGTAAATCGCAAAATAGTGCCGATGTCGTTCAGGTTAACACCCAAAAACGGACGGTTCAGGAACTTCAGGATCAGACCAGCGAAATTAAAGAGGGCAATGACAAGATTCTCAGCGCCCTTGATCAGATAGCCAAAAACACCGGGAAAAAGAAGGGCGGCTTGCTGTCCAAATTATTTAGCCTGTTAGGGAAGGGGGCCGGTGGTATTGCTTCCCTCATTTTTGGCCGTGGGGCACTAAAGAAAGTTGGCTCGATGGCACTAGGCGCTTTAGGTATAAAAAAAGTTGCAAGCTTATTGGGCTTTGGTGGGAAAAAAGCTGCTGCCAAAGAAGCTGGCGAATTGGCTACTCGCGGTGCCGGAAAACTTGCAACTAAGGGATTGGGGAAACTAGGTGTTAAGGCACTTGCAAAGGGGGTTTTACGCGCAATTCCGCTAGTCGGCACGGTGGTTGGAGGTATCTATGATGCGGTAACCGGTTGGAATGATACAGAAGCACAACGTCGGACCTTTGGGCTTAAGGATGGGGAAGATCCATCTTTTCAGCAAAAAGCGGCTTATACACTGGCTAACGTTCTCGATATGGGAGGACTGGTATCTGGTATTAGCAGTGCCATTGGTGAGGTTCTCAAATCACTTGGATTTGAGGATATCGGCAATATGTTGCAATCATTTTCGACGGAAAGTATTGCCCTGGCCATTGATAGTGGGATTACCAACTTAGAAACATATATTTCTAACCTTGGCGACACCATTTCTACCAAGTTCGATGATTACACAGCAAAGATTGGTGATGCTGTTTCAGCATGGTTTAGCGATACATCTAATAAGCTGCTTGAAAAGCTGGATGCCATCAAAGACTTCTTTACTGTCGATAACCTGAAACAGGTTTTCAGTGATGCAATTGATAGTGCAATTGATTTCATTAAGAACCCAGGGAAACACATTAAAGAGGCGGCTGGTAATATTTGGGATGGGGTTAAAAATTTACCAGGTAAAGCATTAGATGCAGCGGTTGATGCCGTTAAAAATACCCCTGCGGCAATGATTGTATCAAAAATACCCAATCCGATCGGCGAGGCTAATGCGAAAGAAATCACTCCAGAGTTAAAAGCTCCGGTTAATAGCCACCAGGGGACATCTGATTCTAAAACTGAATCCGATGCCAAACAGACTAATATTGCTGCCCGCGTGATAAATGCGGCCCTGGATATGGCGAAAGATAGCAATAAAACAGTTAAAGAAACTGCTAATCAGATTATCAATGCAAATGCCGTAGAAACAGGAAATAAAGCAGCACAAACAATTGATGCTGCCTTGGGGCAGTCTGCTACAGGTAAGGAGGAAGCATTAAGTGCATATGAGATAGATAAACGTCGATTTAACAATGGCAAGGATGTTTCTTTGCCAAAATTAAATGCTGCCGGATACCAATGGATTTCTGACAATGCCGATTATTTTGATGAGCTTGAACGTAAGTATGGGCTTGAAAAAGGGATTCTGTCAGCAGTTGCATCCGCAGAGTCTAGTGCAGGCCAGAGAACTGGAAATCCAGTAGACAAAAACGGGAACAAACTTTCATCTGCCCTTGGGGCTTTTCAGATCACTAAAGGTACAAGGGAGGATCTTGGACTCAGCGATGCTGATGCCATGGATACACGAAAAGCAGCTGATGGTGCCGCCAGATACCTAAGTATGCTGATGAACCGTTATAACGGTGATCAGGGTCGTGCAATAGCTGCCTATCATGCTGGTATGGGGCATGTTGATAAGGGGAGAGTAGTCGCAGGTACCGGCGAATATGTTACTCGTGTCAGAGGGTATCAGCAGATGCTCAATAATGGTGCCGTTTATGGCTCTAAGGTAGATCATAGCGCACCAGCAATTTACGAAAAGATACCTGATAACGCCGTTATCGATCAGTCTACTGGCCTGGCGTTTACCCCTGGTGATAGCCCGTTTGAGAAAGGCGGTCTGGTAGACAAAATCGGCAATGCTGTTGGCGTTAACGATCTGGTCAACAAATTCATGAATGGCCGGGGTATGCGTCGGGAAGTCGTTCAGGGAACGCTCGAAGAACGTGCACGAGGGAAGGGGACCGCAACAGCAGCTGGCAATGTGTATGTTGATACTCCGATGCCAGTTGAAGAGGCGCGTCCGGTGGCCAGCAACTCAAGTTACTTTGACCAACTCGGCGCACAAATGGGGATTGATGGACTATTCGATAAACTCCGCAACTCGCCGGGGATGCGGAAAAATAATGCGCCTGAACCAGCCTCCACGTCCCAGGTGACGACTGCCGCCAACGATTTGCAGCAACCAACCGGTCGTATGCAGATAGACGGACAGGTTATTAGTGACCTTGGCGGCTCCGGTGCCAAGCCGACAATGCAGTTGGCTGATAATACCGTTTCACTTGATGGTGAAACGAAGCGGCTGTTTGCGCAGATGACCTCATTGCTTGCCAGGATTGAAGAGCACACTAAAGACTCGGCGAAAGGCCAGGGAACTGTCGTAAAGGTCAGCACGCCTCAACCGGGCGTTATGCGCACGGTGCCACTGTCAATTGATGATCCGTTGATGAATGACTACGCGAGAGTTGATTGATGGCCAACAATAATGAAATTGATCCTTTACTGACGCTGGAGTTATCCGGCGTAAAAACGTATGAGTCCCAGGAGGAGGCCTGGGGCGCTCGTTTATATGAGTGGCTAAACACTTATCAGGGTGAGGTATACGGAGATCCGTCATGGGGCAATGTTTTACCGCAGTTTAAACACGAACCGACCAACTTGTCACATGTTCAAATTGCGGTTGAGGCAATGCTTTTGCAAAAACTGACGGTAGATTTACCCGACATACCGATTTCTGGCTTGTCAGTAGCCGAGGGAGATGCTTTTGATAAGTTGAAAATATCCATTCGTATCAGGGATATAACTATCACACAGGACGTGGTGCTATGAGTAAAACAACACCGACTAAAGACAGTATTCGTGCAGAGTTTGAAGAGCTTGTCGAGAAAGATTCATTCTGGTCGAAGTTTGTCGGCTCTCAATTTGTCTCGATGCTGACATTGTTTATTACCCAGATTGTCTACAGGTGCTTTCAGTATGCCGATGCGGCGCTGGCTGAAGGCTTTATATCGACCGCGACGCGGCGTTCCTCTATCCTGGCAGCGGCAGAAACGAATAGTTACGTTGGTACCAAGCCAACACCGTCATCGGGGATGATTGAGATCACTGCCACAAGTGAAGATGCCCCAGCGGTAATACCCAAAAACATGCCTTTAATATCTGACGACCAGTACCCTTACATGACTATGGATGTATGCAGGTTGGTTGACGGCACCGGTACGGTAGAAGTGGCACAGTTGGAAATCCAGGAGGTGACATATACCGTTACGGCAGCCAAAGAATTTCTGGAAGTCGTGTTATCAAAGGCTCTCACTGCTGTCTGCTATAAGCTGGAAGTATTCGTGACGACCGATGGTAAGACCACGCAGTGGTCTTCCAGCACTATGTTCCGGTTAGCCGGTAGTAAAAGCCAGGTCTACGTTGAGTTTTATAAACCTTCCGAGCAGTTGGGGGTTCGATTCGGCGATGGACTAATTGGGCAAATACCGCCAGAAGGCTCGACAATTACGCTTAAGGTATGGTGCACCAACGGCGATATAACCCTGGTTGCTGGCCAAAACCTGACGCCTGTCGATTCTGCGGCTAATTTAGCTAATTTGATTTCAGTTAAGACAACGACACCTATAACCGCAGGTACCGATGCTGAAACAACGGAGATCACACGTAACCGTGCACAATATTACCTTGCCTATGATGATCAGGTCGTATGGGGCGGGGACTATACGTATTTTCTGGTTCGTAACATCCCGGGGCTGTCCTGGGTAAAGGCATGGGGCGAAGGCCAGCAAGAGAAATTAGATGGTGCTTATAATGTTCAGAATATCAATAAGATATTTATTTCAGGATGGCATCCAAATAAAAGCCAGTCAGAGCTTGAAGAAATGATCCTGACTGCCTTTAAGAAGGTACCGAATGAACTGAACAAGAAATTCTCTTATAAAGAGGTCAGAAAACTACCCTTTAAGATCACCATCACCGGACGGATATCGGCAAGCCTGACCATTGAGAATGTGACCGATGAGCTGAAGTCGGCACTGGAAACAAAATTTGGGCGCGATTCAACTTTTTTTGATCCGAACCGCGTTGGAAAGTACATCCTGATTAAGAAAAAAGACGTTTGGGCGTTTATCGAAACGCTGGGTTATTTCCGCGACTTTTATCTGGAATTTGTCGAGTGGAATGAGTCCAACGGCTTTTACGATTTCGTTTATCTGGATACAGAAAACTCCACCTTTAATATTTCGTATGAGGAGGAGTGATGCAGCGTTCCTGGTTTAATAACCGGCTTACATCAGCTAAGCAAAAGTCATTGCTCTATAAATCATTGGCTGATTTGGTTCAGTCAATGATGGACACCTTTGTTGACCCATGGTTGGAGCGAATTACCAACCGGAAGTCTATTTTCTCCATGAGCAAGGAGGATCTGGAGACCAGGACAAATGAACTTGGCCAGTTCTTTACTATCAGAACGTCGAACTCATCTTCCGTTCCGATGTTGTTACAACAGCGTCTTGATGAGATTCACTTTAAGGGGACTGAACGCCCTATAAACCAGACAATTTACCGCGAATTTAACGGTATTTCTGTTTTATGGGATCCGATATATGCACCGGTGGACCTTGAGCGTCATCCCTATGGCACGGTTCTAATACCAGAAAGCACACTGGAGACTACCGGCGGCACATTCGGCGAGATGTTTCTGACTTCCAGAGGGATGATCAGTATTCCCATAAACGACCTGGCCCGGACAATGGGGATTACTGGCACGATAGATCAGTCTGCAATTACAGAAGAAATTCTCAGAAAGTTTAATCAGTTCGTAAAGCCTCTACTGCCACTGCATATAGTGTTTGATGGGCTTACGCTCTATTTGTCGGTTGTTGTAAATGAACAGGCCGACATGATCACTTTGAACGAGATTTCTGATACCGAAAAAGCGTACTGCTGGTTTGAAACTTCGGATACAACTTCGCTTACTGGAGTTACGTCGATTAGCGCTCCGATCACTGCAACGCCGGGCGGCACTATTGTGAAAGCAACGCCTACGTTTGATCGCACCCTCGCAGATGATTTGCTGCTGGATAGCGATGCCTGACAATAACCCCGTCCGCAGGGCGGGGTGACAAGTTACTTATCTTACAATGAGGCTTCACAACATTGATTAGGGAAAATCATGTCTGACGTCTCAACAAACCTCTATAAGAGTCAGTTGTTGGACTATTACTATCAGCGGCGCGCTGAATCGTCCATTAACAAAGGCTCTCGATTTTTAATCAGCAAGGCCGTTTTCGGTACCAGTTCGCTGGTTACTAAGAAAGGAGATGGCACTTATGAGATTGGAGAACTGCCAAAGGCTTTCGATCTGGCAGAACTGACCAGTCAATTTTGCACCATCAACCTCGTGCCAACCTACTCAGGTGGGATAATTACTGTCCGAATGGACCTTGATCAAAGCCAGTTGCAGGAAGGGAAAAACTACCCATTCAACACTCTGGTTGTTCTGGATAACGAGAACAAGCCAATCGCCATTATTTGTGTCCAGGAAGACTCGCTGTATGTAGGCAAAACATATACCGCAGTTATGGCCATAAACACGACTACAGCATAAGGATATGCTTGATGAATGACGTTACAGTTGTTACATCGGTTACTTACCCATCACCCGAGTCGTTGGCTCTGGTGGCTGATGTGCAATACCACGAACCATATCTGTCAGCCGCGCTAAACCGAAAATTCAGAGGGATTGTTGACCCGGGATTTTATGCCGGTTTCTTACCTAAGCCTAGTGGTGGGATGAACCTGTTAATCACCTCAGTGGATGGTGATAAAACCGCAGGCGCGGCGTCGGTGGATATTGGTGAATTCTACCAGGTAACTATTCAGCAACGTAAGGATATTTCTCTTGCACTTAGCGCAGGCAAGAAATATGCAATTGTGCTGAAGGGAAGATACCTCCTTGGAGAAGATACCTATCAGGTTAATACAGCGTCACATATTTATGCGGCCGAATTTATTGCCAGAACCTATACCGATTCATATCAGTTAGGAGATGGGGAGCTGCTTGTTTGTACGGTGAATATCCCTGCTGGTGTATCTGCCATTACCCAGGAGATGATTGATACATCCGAGCGTATCAACCGCACGATCGGCATTGATATTTCAGACTCTGTAACCAGTAGCAGAAGTGATGTTGCTGCAAGTTCGCTGGCAGTTAAAAAAGCTTACGATCTGGCGAAAAGTAAGTATACGGCGCAGGATGCAAGCACAACGCAAAAGGGATTAGTTCAGCTCAGTAGCGAAACTAACAGCGACAGCGAAACAATGGCGGCTACCCCTAAAGCCGTTAAGTCTGTAAAAGATCTTGCTGATACCAAAGCGCCAATAGAAAGCCCGAGTCTGACAGGAACGCCAACCGCGCCGACGGCAGCGCAAGGTACAAATAGCACGCAGATCGCAAATACAGCCTTTGTTAAGGCAGCTATAACGGCACTTATCAACGGTGCACCAGGCACACTGGATACGCTTAAAGAAATAGCTGCAGCGATCAATAACGACCCGAATTTCAGCACAACTATCAACAATGCTCTGGCTCTTAAAGCTCCTTTAGCAAGTCCTGCATTAACGGGAATACCTACTGCGCCTACCGCTGCACAGGGTACGAATAACACGCAGATTGCTACGACCGCTTATGTAAGAGCTGCCATATCCGCATTGGTTGGTTCATCACCAGAAGCTCTTGATACCCTGAATGAGCTTGCCGCAGCACTTGGCAATGACCCGAACTTTGCGACAACAATGACAAATGCGCTGGCAGGCAAACAGCCTCTGGATGCAACTTTAACCGCTCTCGCTGCCCTTGCGACTGGTGCAAACAAACTGCCTTATTTCACTGGTAAGGATACGGTAGCTCAGACTGATTTAACGTCAGTCGGTCGCGATATTCTGGCTAAAACAAGCACACTGGCCGTTATCCAATACCTTGGTTTAAGAGAACTCGGTACCAGCGGTGAAAAGATCCCCCTGTTGAGCACGGCTAACACATGGAGTGCACGC